GCAGAACCCTAGAGTAGGGGGAGAGGTTGTTAGACCAGCACTATCCGATAGACAGGGTGGTGCTGTTTTTCTAGGTACGCCAGCAGGGCATAATCACTTTTTTGATTTGCTGGAACAGGCCAAGCAAGAGACAGCTAATGATAGTGACCAGTGGTATTGGAAGATAGTTAAGGCTTCTGAGAGTGAGTTAGTGCCAGAAGAAGAACTGGATGCGGCTCGTTCTATGATGACACCAGAGCAGTATGAACAAGAGTATGAGTGTTCCTTTACTGCCGCTATTGTAGGAGCGTACTATGGCAAGTTGCTGGCTGATGCCGATGATAGTAACAGAATTACTAGAGTGCCGTATGATCCTGCTTATCCTGTGCATACAGCGTGGGATTTGGGTATAAATGATAGTACAGCTATATGGTTTGCCCAGATATTCAGAGGCGGTGCAGTCCACGTTATAGATTATTATGAGAATGGTGGGGTGGGGTTAGATCACTATGCTGAGATATTGCGGCAGAAAGATTACCATTGGGGCGATCACCTTGCACCGCATGATATCGAGGTTCGGGAACTTGGTAGCGGTAAATCAAGGCTAGAGGTTGCTTTTGGGCTAGGTATTCGCTTTAGGGTTATACCTAAGATGAAGATTATAGATGGTATTAATGCGGCTCGTATGATGTTGCCTAAGTGCTACTTTGATAGAGATAAGACGCATGAAGGCGTAGAGATGTTGAGGCAGTATAGGCAAGAGTTTGATGAAAAGAAAAAAGTTTTCAGAGATCATCCACGGCATGACTTCACGAGCCACGCTGCGGATGCGTTTAGGTATTTGGCTATTGGGTTGGAGAATAAACAAACTATGGTCAAGTCTCCGCAACAAATGGCGGTGAATGATTACGATCCTTTTCGTTTGTAATCAAATCTGGTATTGTTCTGGAAGATATCTAGTTAGCTAACAGGAGTTCATCATGGGTTTTATGAAGCCAAAGACGGTTACACCGCCACCACCACCCCCTCCACCACCAGAGCCAGATATGGCTAAAGCTACTGCTTTGGCAGAAGAAGCTGTGGCTGGTGAGCGTAGGAGACGCAGAGGCGGTGGGGCTACACAAGTAGCTGGGTTGACTGCGACACAGGCAACGACATCGAAGCCAACATTGTTAGGATAATACAATGGATGACATTAAAGCCATCATTAAAAGGTTTGAAGCCTTAGAAGGTCAGCGAGATAACTGGCAAAACCATTATCAGGAACTTGCTGATTATATGCTGCCACGAAAGGCAGACATTGTGCGTAAGCGCACTAAAGGCGAAAAACGTATGGAGCAGATCTTTGATGGCACAGCTTTACAAGCTGTTGATCTGCTTTCCGCTTCTTTACATGGTATGCTAACCAGTGGTGCTAGTGCTTGGTTTCATCTGGCGATGAAAGACCAGACTGTAGGTCGTGACCAAGAAGTACAAGACTGGCTAGAAGATACCAGCACTCGTATGCTTCGTGCATTTAATTCGTCAAACTTTGAGACAGAGATCCATGAGATGTATGTGGATCTAGTTGTGTTTGGCACAGGTTGTATGTTTGTTGAAATGGATAAGGGCAAGTTGCGCTTTAGCACACGCCATATATCTGAATTTCATATTGCAGAGAACCAGTATGGTTTAGTTGATACAGTATTTAGAAAGTACAAGCTGCCAGCTAGACAAGCGGTTCTTAGATTTGGATATGAAGAATCTACAGACTATATACGCAAGGTTTATGATAAAAGACCAGATGATGAAGTAACTATTCTTCACGCAGTTATGCCGCGATATGATCGTGACCCACAGAAAATGGACAGTGCGAATATGCCATTTGCTTCTGTCTATATTTGTATGGAAACCAAGATGCCGTTATCTGTAAAAGGCTTCCAAGAGTTCCCTTACATTGTTCCACGATTTTTGAAGGCAACTGGTGAAACAATGGGGAGATCACCTGCGATGGTGGCGTTGCCTGACGTTAAGATGTCGAATCTTATGTCGAAAACCATCATACAAGCGGCACAAAAGCAAATCGATCCTCCATTGCTAGTGCCGGATGACGGATTTATCCTCCCGATCCGTACTAACCCAGGTGGTCTAAACTTCTTTAGGGCTGGCAGCAGAGACACAATTACACCGCTAAACGTAGGTGCTAACATACCTATTGGCTTGCAAATGGAAGAACAAAGACGCATGGCTATCCGTTCTGCGTTTTATGTTGACCAGCTATTGTCAGGTGGTGCGCCAAACATGACAGCGACAGAGGTTATCCAGCGTCAGGAAGAACGTATGAGGGTCATTGGCCCAGTGCTGGGAAGATTGATGAACGAGATGCTCCGTCCATTGATTGACAGAGCATTTGCGCTGATGTTGCGTGAAGAAATGCTGGCAGTGCCACCAGATATACTACAGGGGCGTGATGTGGATATTGAGTATGTATCGCCTCTGGCTCGCGCACAAAAGTCTAGCAGCCTGAACAATACTATGAAGGCACTGGAAATTCTTATGCCATTGTCACAGTCATTGCCTGTTGGGGATCATATTGACCCTGATGGCCTTGTGCGCCACGTTACGGACGCTCTGGGCGTTCCTAAGACAGTTCTACAGTCTGATGCAGAAATACAGCAACAGCGTCAGCAGAGAGCCGCACAGCAACAGGAAATGGCTGAAAGACAGCAAGACCAAGAGGATGTCTACACTGCGGCACAAGCGGCACAGGCAGTTAGAATGGTACAGAAATAATGCAAGAGCCTAATAAGTTAAAGTTAATGTATAACGACTTGTTTACCAGCGAATCTGGCAAGCAAGTTTTGGGGGATCTAGAGGCACGTTGTAACTGGCGTACTTCTAGTTATGTAGCTGGCGATGCCAATGCTACAGCCTTTGAAGAAGGCAAACGAGCAGTGCTATTGCACATTCACAATATGTTAAGAGAGGATTAACAATGTCAGAAGCAGAACAGGCAATCCAGCCAGAAGCTACAGAAGCAGCACCAGCTACGCTGGCTACCCCTGCTGAAGTTGCTCAAGGTGGATCTGGTAACGACTTCTTAAACTTGATACCAGAAGATATTAGACAGCACCCAAGCCTATCACCTATTAAGGATGTGGAGAACCTTGCTAGGTCTTATGTAAACGCACAGCGTTTGATAGGTGCAGACAAAATACCTATGCCAGTAAATCCGACAGATGAGGATCTAGACAGGATTTATGGGAAGCTGGGCAGACCAGAAACCCCAGACCAGTATGGCATCTCAGCAGATGGCAATATCATTACAGAGGAACGTGCAACAGAATATGCAGACATTGCACATAAGTTGCGTCTAACACCTGATCAAGCAAAAGGTGTTTTAGATTACTATCGTTCTGTTACAGAGAATGATATGACCACTATGGCTAACACCAATGCCCAAGCTATGGAGCAGTCTGCGGCTGCATTACAGGCAGAGTGGGGTGACAATTACGATGCTAAAATGCAATCTGCACAGAAGGTTGTTGATCAGTTTGGTGCTGGCAACATCATGGAAATGCAGTTAGCTGATGGCACAAAGGTTGGAAATCATCCTGATGTTATCAGAGCATTTGCAAAAATTGCTGATTTCAGGCAAACTGTAACCAGTGAAGATACGGTTTCAGAAAGCACTTCATCAATGGGTATGTCGGCTCAACAGGCAGGAAATGAGATACAAGCTATTATGGGCGATAGATCTCATGCTTATTGGGACAAGAGAAACCCACAGCATCAACAGGCTGTAGAGCGTATGCAACAGCTTATGGAGATGCAACATGGCTGATACCATATCGCCTGTTGAAGTGCGTTTAGAGTGTTTGCGTATTGCGGTAGAGTTTGGTACTCAACGTGATATGTTAAATCCAGAGCAGTTGGTAGATAAATACTACCAAGTGGTCACTCAGGGTAGCGGTGCAAATCGTCCTGTTGACAATCGGAAAGACGATAGACGCAAGCAGTCTTAAAAAGCTAGGCGTGTCCGTTATCGGGTAGCACACTGCAACTTCGTTCAAATGTAAACTGTAGAAAAGGAGAGACGATATGTCATCTCAAGTAACTACGGCATTTGTCCAGCAGTATTCTGCAAACGTGCAGATGCTATCACAGCAGATGGGTTCTCGTCTGCGTGATGCGGTGCGTGTAGAATCCATGACTGGCAAAAATGCCTTTTTTGACCAAGTTGGCGTAGCCACTGCGGTCAAGCGTACAACTCGTCATGGGGATACTCCCCAGATCGATACACCCCATGCAAGGCGTCGTGTTAGCCTTGTGGATTACGAATATGCTGATCTGATTGATGATCAGGATAAGGTTCGTATGCTTATCGATCCTACATCATCTTACGCAATGGCTGCTGCCGCAGCTATGGGTCGTGCGATTGATGACGAG